AGTTAATCCACCGAAATCACCAAACCATACGGTTTTAATACCTCCGAAGGCACTTTTACAAGGCAATAATCGTCCTTTATTTAATGTACAAGCCATATTATTTATTTTTTATATTAAAAAAGGGTAGATAGGCACTAACCCACCTACCCTAATTTTTGGTTAATTTATTTATTAAGAATAAAGAACTATTTCAGATCCAATTCCGTATTGTACTCCAGCAGTAAATCTCATAATTACTCTTACGTTTTTACTACCATCGATATCTGCCATATCAATTAATTTTACTAAATTGTAATCTGACATTAATCCAGTACCAAAGTAAAGGTTAGATCTTTGTGCAGCAAACATATAATTGCTTGGTAATCCGTTAGCGACAAATATTTTAACTCCATCGATAGAAAGGTTTTCGTTTCCTCCGTACCATAGCGTTCCTTTGTTGTCGATACCGTTTGCAACTCCTCCGCCTTGAGCGTCAGTTATAGCAGAATATCCACCAAGTGCTCTAACGTATGCTTTTGCTACGTTTTGAGATACATAAATGAATAAATCATCTTTTCCGTATAATGTGCTTGGTATAGCATCAACTACTTTACCTAATTCAGCAATAACATTTCCAGAATTAACTCCTCCACCTACAGCAGCTACATCAATTACATCTGCATCAGCAGCAGCTAAAGTTGTGAATCCGTTAAATTCTCCTGCAACAGCACCACCAAGGTTACCTTGCCAAATATTTGATTCTGTCGAAGCAGCAACTTGTTCAGCAACGTGTGCTATTAAAAAACTTGAAAAATCAGGAGGTAAATTATCAAAAGCTGAATAGCCCATAGATACTGCACCCCAATCGGATTCAAATGGTGTTTTACATAATTCAAGGTTTACTTGAAAATTGTCTGGTTGAATAATACGTTCAGTTAATGTAACTGTTCCTGCGTTTGTAAAGTCACAAGATTCATCGCCTATTAATCCTGAAGTAGCTACTTTTTTAATAACTTCTTTAAATTTAATGTTTGGTTTAATTTCAATTGCACCTTGACTTAAAGTGTTACCGCTTAATAAAGCAGCAGCTATATACTTACCTGCAAATTCTCCAGCATAAGTAGTTGTAATCGTTGGTTGTGGCATAATTTTTTATTTTTATTTATTTAATTGATTTAATATATAATCCATTGTAGAAGGCTTTCTATTTGGAGCAATTCTAAAATTTTCTTTTTTCATATTACCAGATTCTGGATTGTGCTTAATTGGAGCAGCTGCAGGTTTTGATAATTCTTCTTTTAATTCTTCGTTAAATTCTTCTTTTACGGTTCTTGATTTTGGTTGTCTTGAAACATCTTCTTGTTCCATTTCAACTTCTTCTTCTTCCATATTTTTTTCACCGATTTTAGATTTTAAATCAGAAATAGCATCTTCAAGATTTTTAATTCTTTTTTCCATTCCTGCCCAATCTTCAACAGCAGCTTCTTTTCCATCGTCTTCCATTTCTTCGTCTTTGTATTCTAGGTCTTCTGTTTCGTCTTTTGATTCTTCTTCTTTTTCTGGAGCTTCATCAGATACTTCACGAACATCGTCAATTATACCTTCTTCAGCTACAACGATTAATCTTCCGTCTTCGAGTAAATATTCTCCAACGGGCATTGCAACTTTTTCGTCATCTGTGAGAATAAAAATTTCTTTTCCTTTTTCAAACGATTCAGACTCAACACGAGTTCCGTTTTCAAGTTTTTGTTCTTCAAGTTTTACTTCTATGTTTAAAAGTGTCTTGATTTGGTTTAACATTTCAGTTGATTTCATAATTATATATATAACGTTATTAATTTATTTTTTTGCATTTTCAAATAATTCTTGATATTGGACCTATTCCTTGAGCCCATAAACTACCATCACAACATTTTCTAGAATATGTATTTTTATCTTTACATAAACAACCACGTCTTGAATTTTTTGGACTTGCTAATCCTGGGAAAAAATTTCTTTGTGATTTATTCATTTATTAAAATACTTTTAATTTTATTTATTAATTGATCAGCTTCTTTATTTTCTGCTAATCCTATAGCATCTTTAGGACGTTCCATTTTGTCGGCAAAATATCCTTCAATTGAAAATCCTTTGACTTTACCAGTTTTAACGTAATCGTTCCAAACTTCGTCATTGTTTACTTTTACAGCACCCATCCAAGTACCAATAGGAACGTCCATACCGTATTTTCTTGATTTGTCGTGTACTTTGTCTTCGACTAACCAAGATTCGACTAAACTTAACCCTGATAATTGATGTGCGTGTTCTAATGTCGAATTATTTTGATTACCTTTAGTTAAATACATTTGGGACGCTTTTAACACCGTATCTTTGGAAAAGTATATATAATATTCATCTTCACCATTATTTCGATATATAGGTTTGTTTGGTATTAACAAAGCTCCCATTAATATTTTTTTATCTTTTGATATTTCTGCTAATTTTATTTCATTACTTTTTAAAGCTATGAAATCTTCTTCTATTGCAGGATTTTCGACTATTGAAATTGCTTCTATTCCAGAATCTTCTTGTGTTTCATCTAAAACTAATTCGACTATTTTCATATTTTATATAACGTTTTTAAATTAATATTTTGCATTTATATAGTAGCACCTTCTACAATGTTACGTTCTAAACCTTGTGCTGTTGTAACATCATTACTAACAACATATGCACGTGTTGGCGCTTGTCCACCAATTGCTTCTGCTAATTGACTTGTAGCACCTTGACCTACGACATTAAATGCTGGTGGAGATGAAGCTGGTGAAATAGTAGGTGTTGATGGTGAACTTCCTCCACTTGCACCGACAGATGCAGCAGCTGATTTAGTTGATCCAATAGCAGCTTTTACAGCACTTAAAACACTAGCTCCTGTTGCTATTGCAGTTAAAATAAACGGAATATTAAATGGTGGTGGTGCTGTATTTGTTGCTTTTGCTACAGAACCCGCTACTTCTGTTGTAGCTTCACTACCTTTAACAGCTGTATCTCCCAAAGCTTTTTTAGCATTTGCAATTGAAGATTTAGCATTCATAACAAATTCTTTTGCCAATATTAATTGTTTTGCTAATAATAATGCTTTTCCAAGTTTTGTTTCTTCGCCAGCCAAAGCAACTGCATTGTCAAATGTTGCCATTTGTTGTGCCTTTTTTTGATCTTCGATTGCTTTTAATTCGTCTGCTTGTGCTTGTGCATCGTCAATTATTTTTTGTTTACGATCAGCATCTTTTGTATCAAATTCTTCTTGTTGTACGTTTTTCTTTTCATCTCGTGCAGCTTCTAAATCATCTGTCGCAATACCAGCTGCTGTAGCTTTGTCAATTAATGTTTGATAATATTCATCTATTTTTTGCAATTTTAAAGCACGTGCATCATCTTCGCTAACTGCTTCTGCATCTCTGATTTGTTTTTTTAATGTTGCTAATTCTTTTTCTTTTTTTATTTTTTCGTCATCAATAATTTTTTGATCTGCTTTTTGTTTAGCAACGGCTGCTTTTCGTTCTGATTCTGCTTCACGTAAATTAGTTGTTATTTCAGCTGTTAATGTTTTTGCTTTTTTTAATCTTGCTGTTTCTAAATTAATTAATTCAGCTTCTAATTTTGCTTGTTCGTCAAGATCTTCTTTGGTTGATTTTGACAATGAATTTTCTAATTTTTTTGCTTCAAAACGTAATCGTGCAGCGTCAATTTCTTTTTTTGTAATTTCTTCATCAATTCGACCAGCTTCTTTTAATGCAGCTATACGATCTTCGATACTAACATTTTCTTTGTCAGCAGCTTTTTCTCTTAATTCATTAAACCTTCGATTTGCTTCAGCTCGTTCTAATAATAAATCACGATCAATTTTATCTGCTTTTGCACGTTGATCAGCTAATTGACCTGCAAGTTTCATTTCTTTTGCAGTTTCTTCTCCAAAGTTTTTTATGCCATCTGTTGCTTCGTTTATGTTTACTGTCATTTCTGCAAACGCAACTGTAGCTCCTGCAAAATCTCCTGTAATTAATTTTGCCATTGCTTTACCAGCATTAAAAATACCCATTCCAAAATCAGCTACAATGTCTGTAACGTTTCCAACAATGACACCAATTTTAGTCATTATTTTAGCAAATTTATTTTGACCTTCTTCTGAACTAGAAAAAGCGGTTGCTAATGATCCAATCGCTATAACAAGTAATCCAATTCCTGTAGCAGCTAATGCTATTTTCATTGATTTAGCGCCTTTTACAACACCTTCTGTTCCTTTTGATACATTTAATAACGAACTTGCTAAACCACCAGTAGCTTTGTCAGCTAATTGCATAACGCCAGATAAATCACCAGCATTTTCTTTTGCTTCGTCAAGTGCTTGATTAGCTTTTTTTCTTGCTTTGGTGTTTTCTTTTATATCTTGTTTTTCTTCTTTTATTAATTTTTTGGTTTTGTTAATTGATTCTTGTATTTGTTTACGCTTGTTTAAATCCCTGCTATTGGTTTTATCTAATTGTTTTTCATAATCACGCAATGTTTTTTCAAGCTTGTCAAGATTTTCATCTTGTTGTTCAAGCATAGCATTTATTTGATCTAATTCTTTTTGTGCGTTTTTAGTATTCGCATCAATTATTATTGTTTTAGTTATTGGCATAGCTAATTTGTTTTTTAATTTGTTTTATACCCTCTTTGATCGTTTCAGGCAGTTTATTTTTACCTGTTGCTATACGGATATTTTCCGTTTCACCGTTTGTATATTTTAATAATTCTAATATATTTTTTATCATAATTTTATTTTAAGAACCACTACATTGTTTAGGATACTCATAAGGGTCATTTTCAAACTCTGATTGCCACCAACCCTCTAATAATAAAGATGGTGCAGTAGGAGTATAACCACTTTTGTTCCATTTATCCCATTTACTTCCTGTTCCTCCATAACCATAATTACCTGTGTCTGCAAAAATTGTTAACTCTTTATTTTCATATAAAGGACCAATAGTTTGAATGACACCTTGAGTACCAAATGTTATACTTGCAGAAGTTGAATAAACTGTAACTAATGTTCTATTTGTGTTTGATGGACAGGGTGTTCCTGTTGGGCTATAATATAAACTTATTTTAAAACTATCTGATTCTAATTCGTTTAATATCTCTAAACTACTTTTGCCTGTTATAAGATTTGTTTGAACAGTATTTAAAGTATAATCTTGATTATTAATAGTAACCTTGTCGTTCATTTTAAGGTTTTTAATAATGTTTAAAGGTAAATTTGCTTCAACTTTTATTAATCTTCTTTTGCCATTAAAAATATCTTGTATATAATTAAAATAGTTTTTTTGAAATAAGGTATCTGTAAAATCATTATCTGGTGGATTTGATTGAGAACCA